TGACGCTAACGCTGCTACCATCGTTATCGCTAACGTTGCTGACGCATACGCTGAGAGAGTTTATGCTACAAACGCACTTTGGGTAAACGTTGCAACACGTCCTACTTCTTCTCAGTGGGTTCTGGATCGCGGTGGTCGCCATGACCTCATGCACATCCTGGTCCTTGACGGTGACGGTAAACTGACTGGTACACCTGGCACAGTTCTTGAGAAGCACTTGAATGTTTCTAAGGCACCTGATGCTCGCGGACCTCAAGGTGAAGCACTCTACTATAAGGAAGTAGTTAAGAACAACTCTGCTTACATCTACTGGGGCGCACACGAAACAGGCGCACTCTTCGATAAGGATGGTTCCGCTAACGGTTCCTTCGGTCGTACTGGTGTTGGCACTGACTTCGACTTGATCAAGTCAACTGCTGCACTGCAATCGCTGGACAACCCTTACGGTACTAGCTCTGACTCTAAACCTCTTGTACTTACAAAGGGTCAATCTTCACTCTACTTTGCTCTGCAGGGTGGTGTTGATGGTTACACACTCACAAGACAGAAAGTTCTTGCTGGTTACGACCTGATCTCTGACGCTGAGACACAGGAAGTTGACTACATCATCATGGGTCCTTCCATGAGCACAGAACTTGACAGCATCGCTAAAGCGCAAAAGGTCATTGACATCGCTGCACTCCGCAAAGATTGCATCGCATTCATCTCACCTCAGCGCAGCGACGTTATCGGTGTTCCTACCGCTCGTCAAATCGTAGACCGCACAGTTGACTTCTTTGATCAACTGAGCAGCACTTCTTACGCTGTCTTTGACAACAACTATAAGTACATCTACGACAAGTATAACGATAAGTATCGTTACATCCCTTGCAACGCTGACGTTGCAGGTCTGGTTCTTAGCACAACTCTGAACCAAGAACCATGGTTCTCTCCTGCTGGTTTCAACAGAGGTCAACTTCGTAACGCAATCAAACTTGCTTACTCTCCTCTGAAGGATCATAGAGACATGCTTTATAACGCAAGAGTCAACCCGATTGTTGCGTTCCCTGGACAAGGCATCGTCCTTTATGGAGACAAGACTGCTCTCGCATATCAGTCTGCATTCGACAGAATTAACGTTCGTCGTCTGTTCCTGGTTATGGAGCAAGCAATCGCTGAAGCGGCGA